CGTACTTGGGGAAACCATCGATTGAAACAAAATCATCGCTCATTGTCTTCTCCTTAATACCAATCATGCAAATGAAACAAGACTCTCTCAGAGAGTGAAAAACTGTCTTGACGGAAAAACGGAAAAAATTTTTGAAAAACTTTCTAGAATAGAAATTCTCTTATGGTCGTTTGCGTACACTTACTTTTTTTTTTCTGGAAACTTTTAAGAAGTATGTAATTTTTTCCGTTTTTCCGGCGACATAACACAAAACTGTCCTAATTTGTCTGACTAGTACACATTTTCTGTTCAAGGTTATGTTACACGCTAAATTTTGAAAAGGCTTACATTAAAGTCGCGTTTTGTACGTAGAGCCTTCCAGATTGCAAGATCCAAACCGCCTTTCGAGAAAAATACGTAAAAAAATCCCGTCTCGAACGGTGAGTTTAAACGGTCAATTCGACCTTTCGCTTGTTTGAACATCTTGTAAGAATATGTCAGCGAGTAAAACAAAATGACGTTCGTTTCGACACAGTTCCAACTTTCACTACCTGATGCATATTGCACTAAGTAAACCCATCGATCTGTGTCTGGAATTGGTTCGTGTTTGTGGCCGTTCCACTCACCGACCGCCACTTCTTTTTGTAGCTCTCGCAAAATGTCTAACTCATAGTCAAAGTTGTAAAATATGATGATACGATCATGGGTCTCCAACAACTTCTTTGTTTCTGATAATCTACTAGGATCTGAATTTAAAACTTTTCTTAGATTATAAAAGAGGTCGCTTACGTTCTTGATTGGTTCTTCTTTGAATGGGTTCCAGCGGTGCCGAAGAACTTTACGATACAGATCCTCATCGTGCGGAACCGTTACGAGCTCCTCTACAAAATCCATATGTGATTTGTATGGCATATGGACAAGTACCTGGTTTCTAAGTCTTCTCAGTTTTGCTTCCCCGAGATATCTCTCGACTTTCGGGTATTTGCTCCAAGAGCTGTAAACAACGTGCTCTCTTAAAAACTCAGTGCGATTTTTATAAAAACCATTCGCAAGAAAGACTGGAATATAATCGAGCCACGTATCGCCAGGCGTAGCACTAAGAAGAACCCAGCGGTTATTCTTTACAATTTTGAGGAACGATTTAACCCAAGCCCCAGAACCAACAAGTCTTTGTTCATCGAACACGAACCAAGCATTCTCAACATCAACATATTTTCCAATGTTGTTCCACGAATCTACCTTGAGAATGCCAGCAACGGTTGCGTCTTTCTTTTTTCCGATTCCGAATGCGGCAGCCTCACCCTCCCAATCAAGGCTGTCTCGTTTCTTTGCTGTGGTAATAATATAAAGGTTTCGGGGTGCCTCCTTCCTCATGTAATAAGCCAAAGCCGTACGAGACTTTCCTGAGCCGACGCCGCCCCAAAGAACCTTTCCATTACTTAACTCTTTTACGGCATCTTCTTGATGAGGGTACAAAGGAGGTCGAGTCATAAACGTTTCCCCAAAAGATTTTGAGTTGAAAAACAAAAATTTATATAAATGGTATGAAAAAACAAAACTGAAATGCCACGTAGGACATCTCAGTTTTTCATCAACGTCAGTCCTCAACTTCCGAGAGACATTCCTCGACAGTTTCGAGCAGTTCGAGCACGGTATTGCTCATCCTCACAAGCGTGATCAAGCCCGTGTTCTGGTCGACGTGTATGAGCGTGAACAAGAAGACGTTGATGCCGTTGGCCACGTCCACTTTCGAGGCCTTCACGACATAGTTCGTTCGTCCCCACCACTTCACTTGCGTGGGGTGATGTCTGCGGACCTCTCCCGTATCGGGAGACATGGACAAGATCATCTTCTCTCCGTGAAACACCGTGCCTGCCATGTCATATTCCTTTCATGATAGTTGGACATGAGCAAGAACCCTCGTTAAAGGGCTTTGGTTGTCACGCACGTTGGTCCGCAACGTCCGTAAGGCGGTTTGCAACGTTGTTGAGCAATTTACGCATAGTCTTGGACGTCTCCAAAAGCTCGATTTCCTTGGTAGTTGGCTCAATGTGTACAAGGACGTACGCAATAACATGGAGCTTTTCGGAAATATAGAGCTCGGTATCCACCACAAAATAGTTCGTCCGCTCCCACTGCTTATTGTGATACCTGCGGACCTCCCCCGTCGCGAGGGATATATGCAAAATAATTTCCTCTCGACGAAGCTCTGCGAATTCCACGTTGCATTCCTTTCTGTCATCATAGACAATATAAATTACGCGAGAAAAAACTGAAGCCCCGTGTTAGGGGGCTTCAGTTCAGATCTCCATCTTCTGAATTGCTTCGCCTAGGTTTCTGAGCGCATTGTTTGTGCGCTCCTTGGTGGTGTCAACTTCTGCCTTTGCTTCTTGAAGGCCCTTCCACAAGATAATACTTGTGGACAGGCTCGCAAACAAAGCAGCAGTTGACACTACCAGGGTCGCAACTTGCACTTTTTCCATGGCGTTCTTCCTTTCGTAGGGGGTCTCATTATAGACCATGTAAATGGTACGAAAGGGCGCCTTTACTAATATCGGCGGTCATTTAAGATTTCCATCCGGTATGGTCATCAACGCCATAGGAAATCCCCGTTTCGTTTATGTTTCCTTATCCCTACGCACCATTAGAGCCAATATGCAGAAAGCCAGACCAATATCGATCACAAGTCCCTCACCACCACCGGTGGCCGAGAGAAGAAAACCAAGAAAGAGCGTGAACAACCCTAATAATGACAAACCAACAGATAACATTTTACCGTTACTTTCCTTATCCACACGCACCATTAGAGCCAATATGCAGGGCACTTCATTTCAGCATAGACTTTTTCTATGTGCGTCTTTTGATCCTGCATCTTTAGGAAAAGCTTGTCAATCTCGATTTCTGCGTCAAGAGTAACAAGTGGGTGCTTTCCAACCAAAGCAAGAGCCTGGAACAAGACAGCGATAGGGCCATCGTTGTTCTTGAAGTCCTCGCTTTGGAGCTTGTCGAGTTCTTGCACCAACATCAAGGCTTGACGAGATGCGGCGAACAATCTCTTGGTCGGTTCGACATCCTGTGACATATTATACTTCTTTCTTGGCTGGGAAGGATGTATTTTTACCAGTCAAACGGAATAAAACTGCTGAAGAAAGCCTTACTTGTGTAGACCTTGAACCCACGACCAGCGAAAAGAATCCAGTCGCCGACAAACGCTCGAGTCTGGCGCGTCGTAAGAGGGCGGTGGACCTTTACCTTGATGAACGGAACGTTGTCGCCGGTAAGACGAATCTCTCCATCGCACCAATCGGCTACGTCGTTGATGTTTTCCTTCGTGACCTGAACAGCCTCAACCTCGAACGTCTTACGGCTGTAGACCTTGGTCTCTACGTGACCCATGTTTTCTCCCGTGTTTTTGTTGGTCGATAGGGGCAAGGCAATTATCAGTTGCTTTCCGGATCTTCTCGCTGGGCATACTTCAACTCGAGGGCATCTTCGTTGATTGTGACAAACATCGTCTGAAGATATGCTTTGACTCCGGAGTTCCCACTGACGGTCCATTCATAAGGCCTGATAATCAGATCGACCTTACGAATATCGGCCCAGTCAAGAAGCTCGACATCCTCTTCTCTGAGAGGGGTCCGCCCATTGGATGTGAGCATGATGATGCGAGGAGGACGAACCTCACGTCCACCACGCCCACGGTATTTGACTGAAACCTTGAGATATGCCTGAGGCGGATCGCCTTCTTCTCGCGGCGTTAGGTATTTGACCCGGTAACCGCATCGCTCGAGATTGACGGCAGCAGCATCATCGAGAAGGACGGAGAAGTTACGGTCTCCTTCGGCGTTATACATTCCCTCTTTACCAGAGAAATTTTTGAAGATGATGCGGACATCTTCCATCACAACAACTTCTTCACAACTAGCATCCATTTTTGTCACTCCTTTATGCCACTTCGTGGTCTTGATTTAAATTCCGCACATATATGAACTCGTAAAGGTCGCCGAATTTTTCGATCGTCGCTTTTGCGTCATTCACAAGCTTTTCGAAATATGATCTATCAATCTTCATCCACTCATTAGGACCAAGCTCTCTTACAACCTCTGCTTCTTTCCAAGAATATCCCTTGGTCCCCGGTAGAGCATAGAGTTTTTCTTCTTTGACTCGATAAAGGTCGCCACCATCTTCAACTACAGGGATGAATGCACCAGTACGACCAATAAAACGCATCCTTGAAACTTCTTTAGAACGGTCCCAGTCAAGATATATTGCACCTTGCATAACGCTCTTGACCTCGATCATGTCATCAAACTCGATGGCTTGGTCAGTGAACAATGATTTGAAGACATATGGGTGCTGAAATTGAGCACCGACGGCATCCCAATGGTCTCCATCACGTGCAACATACACAGCATCGTTGACTAGACAGAACTTTTCATAAGTCTTTTCATGCTCGAAAGTATAGCCGTGCATCAAGCCGAACTCTTTGACATTCTCAATGATCTCTGGCGTTGCATTAGGAATCTTAATCGAGTCAGTCTTGATGTGGACAACCTCAGCGCCAAGATTCTCTTGCACAAAATGCTTTAGATCGATCATGAACAAAGCGCCACGTTTGGCGACAATGTTGTCCTTGTTTCGAATATCGCGGAAAGGATTGTCGAACTTTGCACTGGTAAGCCCATAGACGATATTGATGATGATCTTGAGTGCGTGAGACAGGGTTTCAGCAGTTTCTTCCGGATCAGCCGTTGACAATAAAGGTTTGAGTTTTCCGTTCATCATGCGACTAGCACTAGCAAAGTCGCCATGCTTTATTGCAAGGCGGGCATCAAGAAGTTCTTTGAAATTCTTCGTATATGGGCCGAACAAGTTGAGCAAACAAATAGAAGTTGGATGCATCGAGGCAACATCAAGAACCGCAACATTCTCATAAATTCCTGGTTCGGCGTATACATATCCGCCTTCGCTCGGGTCTTCTCCACGATATGTGCTTCTACCCGCATCGAAAACATAGCCTTCGAACAGCGTACTGAGATCTGTATAGACGAACTGGCGAGACGGTGCTGGGTCATTGCCAAATATAATCTTCGCTGTATGTTTCTGTGTTGTGTCGTTGACAGTCAAACCACTCAGTTCGGCAAGAATCTTACGAGCTACAAAGTCACTGCTTCTCGCATTGAAAACTTCTTCGGTAGTTAGAACATCATTTTCGCAGTACTCAGCCACCATAAACCACATATTTTCTGGAACTGGCTGGTCCCATGGAAGGTCTAGCTCCATATGTTTAAGGCCGAGCTCAATCTGAAACTTCTTAAGTCCTTGCTTCTTCGAGGAGAAGTCGTAAATATCGGCATACGAAACACCGTAAGCTTCTCCAAACATGGCAGCATTGTTCTTATCGGAAATAAGAGACTGACTGAGCTTGAAAAGACGCTCGTTGTCATACCCTATAAACCGGGCATACAGGATATGGTTGTCATACCGACGATTATTAAATCCAATAAGTCGTGCTTTGAACAGCGACTCAACATCTTCGCTAGTTGGGTTGATCATGCGAACGACATAATTACTGCCTTGATATTTCCAACACACAACGAAAAGATTCGGATATACCTCAACATCGAAAAAGACAATTGGGCTATCGCTAAAATTTCTTGATGACGGCGTGTGGTCGACAGATTTGAATTGCATTTGCATTACAATTTTCAAGCACTCAAGAGGTCGGTTAGTGCTGTTGTTTGCGAATGCAATAATGCGTGGCCGAAGATCGGTGACGTCATAACTCATCCCAGATTCATATGCATCATCCAAGATCTTCTTGATGAAGTCAATGGATGGTTTTGTTCCTGGATGAATTTCTTTACGCAGATTACGAGCAATCAATTCTCGTAACGAGCGTTCGCTTTTCATTTCTCGCTCGTCAAGCACTCGCTTCTCCTTTAGAGGTAGACCGCTTGATATGATCGATACTGGAACGTTATTACACATTGATAGTCTACGACGAAGAGAAGCATCTCCCATAAGAGTTTTGATTTCAATTCCTGGAGAATACTCGTTAGCTAGTTTTGAGACGTCGCCGTGATAAATATAATGCAGATGAATTCCTTGCCCGCCTTTGCTAAGCTCAGCATAAGTTGGAGGCCAGTCTTGAATAGCTTCGAGATTAAGGTCGTAGGATTTATTTCCGTCTGTATCCTTGAGGTCGAAGTCTATTACAATATGATTTTCCGGGATTTTAACAAAGTGCAACCGTGATGTATCAAGATCCGAAAGCTTTGTTTTTACATTAACCCATTTGCGAGTCGGGTTTTCGTTCTTGTTGGCATACTGCGCTGGACAGTCTTTTAAAATATCATCCAGCAAAGATGTTGTCTGGTCAAGCACAAATATACTAGCTGCTCCATTTGTGCTAATTTTGTATGGACGAGTATATTCAAGCTTCTCAGTTTTGAACTGTTTGAACAAACTCGTCACCTCTTCCCCCCGCACGGTTGTGCGTTTGTGAAATTCTTTAAAATATTCGCGCATCTCTTCGCGAAACGTCTGCATCTTCATTGCCGTATTGCCAGACTCAGTACAGTACTCCTTGTACAGGGCCCATGCCCGCTTCAAGGTAATCCCGTCTTCGTGCTTCATCTCATCAAAACTAGCTTCCATGAAGTTGTAAAAGACGTTTGTCGAGTACATCATCCGTTCAGGTCGGTAACTATCGTAATAGTTTTTTCCCATATTACGGTATACATTCTGACAGTGATACGCGATTGCTCCAAGTTCAAATTCGATGCGACTCATCAAATTCTGATAATGGTCGAAACTGTGAATATGACCCGTAGGTTCCACATCGATAAGCCTACGGAGAAGACCAGAGCGAGACTCAGTGATCTTTACAGGGCTGTTCGTTCCCATGAACAGAAAAGAGTTAAGCCGCATGTCAAACTTTTTTGCATATTTGTCATTGATCGTTACCGTCTCGTGCGCAATTATGGTGTTAAGAAGCGAGTTGTCCTCGATGCGAGATAAGTCACCGTCATGCTCAATCGCTACGAGAGGGTTTTCACGGAAAGCCGAAGTAGCAAAAGCATCGCCCTTCCCCAAACTCTTTGCGTCAAAAGTCGTAGTATAACCTTGAAAGAGACGCTCGATGATGTTTAGAACAGTCGACTTACCTGTTCCGGAAGAACCATAAAGCACAAGAAACTTCTGAATTAGCTTAGAGTCTCCCGAAACAATTGCTCCGATTGCCCACTCGATCTTTGCTAGTTCTTCCGGTGAATATAGAACCCCAACAAGTTCATCCCAAGCGCTGTGGTCTCCAGGCTCAAGAGAATATGGAAGGTTGTGGCTTCGATAGTCTTTCTTTTTTGCAACGGTATTAGCAAACGTTAGGTTTCCGTCAAGCGGAATGAAATTATTGTTAATGTTTCTTAGGTACTCTTTGAAAATATAGGCTTGCCGGGAACTGTTGTCAGCTAGAAGCTTAACGTTTTTTTTGCCTTCGACTTCCAACTTCTCACAGTAGTCAACAACATCTTTGTCGATAAGAGAATAGAGGTGAAAGATATCACGCGACCAAGTTTTACTTTCATCATCCCAAAAAGCATAGAAATCTCCGCCGCGAACCATTAGGTCTTTGGACTTAACAACTTTGAAGTCGGCGAAGATGGTGACTACACCTTTTCTAGTTTCTTGAGTCTTGATCGTGTAGAAATCCATCATTCACCTCTATTCTCTTGGTAATGCTCAATTAAGAAATAGTTCATCTGGTACCAGATCTCGACGCGTCTTTGATCGTTGGGGGGATCTCGCAAAGGAAATAAACCCCCATCGCCATTATAAGAATATGTGCGCCATATAATTCGGTCGAGAATTTCATCGACCCTTAAAGAAATGCTCGGATCATTCTCGTATGCTTCATCGCTGCAGTCGAAAAAACATACGTTTTCAATCATGATCCAGAACCAATCGCTAGAGCTTAGTCGTCCTTCTATGAAAGAAATTCTTTTGGACAAAGCTATTAGCATCTCAAGCATGGAACAATAGAGATGTTCCCAATTTTCGTCATATTCCCAGTTGGGAACGGTATCAAAAAACTCTTCCCGAAGAATTTTGGCATCCGCAATTCGGTTGTCATCATTCGGGATGAACCAGACAAACTCTTTTTTATGCAACTGATTCAGAAATGACTTATATGATCTTGCTGGATCTTTGTATCTAATAGGGCATACCTGAATGGAAAGCCATCGTAGATATGCCTTCTCAAACAAAACACTCATTCATCAGCGCTCCTAAATTTGCGAGGCTTCTTTAACTGACGACGCATAGCATGTTCTAGCTGGCTGTCTGTAATATAACCCTTAATGGTCTCGTACTCGGACGGATCGACCACAATCTCAAACAGCACTTTACGAAGAATATCCTTAACATGCAGGACTTCCCCGTCCGGAAGCGACTCTAATTTTATGCGAAGTTCCCAGCCAATTTCTTCATCTGCATCGACCGGATCATTAGTCTCGTCTGCGAGAATGCCATCTTCGGCATGATATACCCAACTAAGTTTTGTCCAATCATCTTCACTTTGACGGAATTCTCGCGCTGAAATTTCAAACCAGCGTGCAAACCCATCTGGTAGAACACCCTCGGGGAATTCCATCATTGGACGAATGGGGCCGGTAGATTTAAGATTTGCTGTGATGACAAGCGTTTCGCCATCATCCTCGTCATCCTCTTCGTCCTCTTCGTCCTCATCGTCTTCGTCGTTTGATGAGTCTTCCCACGACTGGCTATATCCTGAAATTTCAGTGACACTATTATACTCAGAACGCAGATCTTCCGGAGAAGAATACTCTTCTTTCTTGAACATGACCTTGTAATAGTCCCGAGTCTTTTGGATTTCTTCGTCAAGAATATCCTCAAACCGGGATTCCAGAATTCTTTTCGTGATATAAACACCAGTCGCCGCGCCAGTACCAAGACCGAGCATATAAAACCCGATCTTGATAACTGACGGCGACCACACAATCTTTGTAAGCATCCCGAGTCTCCTAGATCTTTTCGTAGATGACGCCATCGACGTTGAAATCAAGGAATATGGAATCGGTATGCCCATTGACAAACTCTCGAGCACGAGGGTTGTCACCATTCATAAAACCGAAGTCGATAAAATTGTCGCCATCCTTGGTCAGGCACCAGCCAACAATCGCACCGATACTACTTCTCGGAATGCCAAGCATGTCGTAGACTTCATTTAGAAAAACATGCCCACGAGAGAGCAGAAGATCATTTGCATAATTCTGCTGAGCACGAAGAAACAAGAAATTTAGCTCTGCGTCTCTCCCCCATCGAGGAGAAAGTTCATCAAAGAACCTCGCATACTGAGAATATCCATCACTACCGACACGCTTCTGCTCGAACGTCTTAGTTTCTAGAGTATCTTGGTCCAGAATCGTGATTTTCTCGCGCTTAATGTCGTACAGAAGATCTCGCTCACGATCTTCGCCGATTTCGTCTATGATGCGATTTCGATATGATCTGAACATCTTCTCAAGTCCTGCATATGCTGCCGTAGCTGCACCAAGACGCTTGTCCAAAACAAAATGTGCTTTCGTCAACGCTGCAATTGACAGACAGCCGACAATAAGCGTAGGGGCATACAGCTTTCCGATCGCGATGATTGACCGACTGTAAATAACAATCTTGTCTCGAGTGGCATCGTCCTGGTCGTATGAGTACTTCTCAACAAGCGTTTCATTTTCGGAAAGCGAACGCACGTCTTCGAGGTCGCTCTGCGCCTTTTCCACGATTTCCTCTACACGCAGCGTAGCCTTTGAAGCAAGAGCTGCGGTAGCGACAAAGCCGACAATACCAACACCAAACAGAATATGCGGAGACTGCTTCTGGACATGAAGCAGTCCGCGATTCGTTTTAAAGATGATTTTTAGAGGTGCAACGCTTTTGGTAATTGAAAGAGCGTTCATTCGTTTTTACTCCTTAGTCAAGAGGCTCTGGGCGAGGGAGATCAAGCAAATATCCATCTCGAATCCTTCGAATGAGATTGTCTCGAGGAAGATCGACCCAGCCCCACTTGTCGTCGGTAAATTGGCCGGCAATACCAAGCAGTTCATATAGGTCAGCCAAGGTTGCTGCATCGTACCGTCCAATTAGATCGTAAAGACGATCGATGACTTCTTCTGCTTCAGCACGAGTAGCTAGAACAATATCCTTGTAGTCATGGTTGGATCGTTCACGACGACTAAGCGATCTGTTCCGATCTGGTCGTGGTGGACGATCTCGCTCGTCACGATACGAAGAAGAATATCGACGGTAGTCTGTGTAGACTCGTCCGTAATCCCCCCGAGAACGCGCTCGTCCGCCGCGACGCCCATAGTGATGCGATTCCCCAAAGACCATTCTTTCAATTCCCTGGGAAACAGAGTCGACAATCATGTCCTTCGCTGCAGGCAAGAAAACATCCATCATAACATATTGCCATACGGAAGTTGCATCAGAGCCAAAAAAAGTCTGCTTCATCCGAGAACTAAGCGGCTTCTTGCGGAGGATAACCTTGTTAGCCACGACTTTCTCGATCTTCTTTGGGTCTTCCGGAGGCAAAGGAGGTTCTGCTTGTAGCTGCTCTTTATTTTTATGCGTGCTTGGGGGGAACTCATCCATGACGTACCCTTCTAAATATCGTCGGAAATTTGCTTGGCAAACTCGTCAAGCTGTGAGCTCACATAATCATAGGCGGCTTTCGAAACCATCATCTGCAGAATACCCGTACCGAACGATTGCGTCATCCGATGAAACCTTCCGTCTGGAGACGGGAGGTTGGTTTGAACCAGGTCTCGCACGACCACGCCTGACCCATAACCTGCGCCATATGAAAGAATCACCTTTAAAATGTTCACAACGCTCCCTTTTTAAAAAAAGAAAAACTCAAAATCCATGTGTTGGATTTTGAGCTCTGGTCCCGACGTCACATAGAGCGACGACGACGGTCGACTTCCTTGTTCCAGGCGATCGAGTTCCGATGGTCGGCGTTGGCCTCCATCATCTTCGCCGTGGCGCCTGCTATGGTAGCAAACACAACGGTTCCGACAACGATGGCTCCGACAGGGTTCTCCTCAATCGCGTGTCCAAGGTTCTGGGCGGCACGTCTAATCTTCATTCTATTCCTTTCGTAGGGGTCTCATTATAAGGCATGTAAAATGTACGAGATGATGGGCACAATTCTCAAGACACAAAGCGCAAAGGAAGAAAATCGCCCCGTGTTTGTTCGATTGTCGTTTAAGACTTAGCTTTCGAAACAGGTCCCCTAAACCCTTTGACAAGCTAGTCCCCATCGAAGAAATTAGTTCTTACTCTCGTTCTCGTTCTTATAGATTGGCACCGTGGCGAAGTTGCTGAATAAGAAGACGTTCTTCATCCGTCAAATCCTCAAAGAGTGGCTCTTGTGGCAATTCAACAACTTCCACTGTTGTTTTTGGCGCTTGCTCAGACTTATCCATGTCAGAGACAAGATCTGCTGGAACAATGCCGCGAATAAACTTTCCAGCTTCTTCTGCAGACGTAGCAAGCTCAATGAAGAGTTCGGAATAAGCATTAGATTGCTCAAACTCTTCACGAATGGTGTCGTTTTTGATAAACCGCTTGCCGTCGTTCGACTTCTTACCGACAGACATCAGAATAATCTTTTTGAAATGATCAATGATTTTTTGTCCGTCATTCTCGCTTTCCGCGATTTGCTTAAGAAGCTCAGACAAACCTCCAGAAACCGAAACTTCGAGTTCCACCAGTTCAGCCTTGGTCAGGTTGAAGTAGAAATCCTCAGAGTAGTTAATGCCATCAAAACCTTCGTAAAGAATCGTCTTCTTAAGCATGGCTCTCCTTATTCAGCTCGGAAGTTGTAACAATTACTTTCTAAGAACGTTCAAGAAAAAACTTAAGCCCCGTGTGGGGCTTAAGCTTTTTACTCCTCGGTGGAGGAAGTGTCCGGCTTCTTGTCGGAGACTGCGATGGCTGCCAACAGCCCCGCAACCCCCAGAATCGCGCCACCGATCGCGATCTTCTTCGCGATCTTTCGGGTGCGGCACTGGGTGCAGGGGAGGGCGTCCACTACTGTCTCTTGGATGTTCTCGGTCATTTCTGTCCTTTCGTAGGGGTCTCATTATAGGGCGTGTAAAACGTACGAGACATAACCCAGACCCCAACGTGGGGGTCTGGGTTTGATTCACTTCTCAGTTAACTCGATGATAATAACGCACCGGAGACGTCTTGAAATTAATCGCAAGACATGGTCTGTCGTCATCCGATAGTGTGGTACTGAATTGAATCTCTAGAAGATGATCTACGTTCCAACCAACTTCTTCGGAGAACTGCGTCCGGTGCAATCCGAGCTTGTCGTAAAGATCGCTCAAACTAGCGTAGTAACTATTTATCACTTGATGATTGATTTCGTTCTCTACTCGACGAATGTGCTCAGCCGAGCTATAGAAATATCGGCCGGTATACATCTCGTAGCAGAGAACATCTCCGCCACCAGTGACAACGATTTCGTTTTTGCCAACTGGTGCTAAACGAACATGATCTTGTGCGATTTCATCACGCACTGCGCGTTCTTTTGACTCACCAAATTTCTCAATAACCTTGTCCTTGTATTCGCCAATTGCCTTTTCGGACAAGGCATATGCAGCGGCAATTGCAGCCGTGCGTCTGCCGCCAATGATCTGAGCACCAAATATAGATGCGATCGTTACAGAACCCGTTGCGACAGCCGGAACAAACTGAGTCCAAGTGGCTTCAAAAATCTCACGAGCTTCCATTGGCTCATCTGGGCGCTCTCGCTCTTCCTCTGCTAGAATAACCGCTGCCCGATAGCCTGCGCGAGCTGAAAGAATCGCGGTTGTGATCGTCCCGACAACACCAAGTGCTGTTAGAAGCTGAGGCGAATGGTCTTGCATGAATTTCGGAGCCTGTTTCAGAACGCTCGTTAACACGGGTCCTCCTTTTTGTTCAACCGTCGACGCTGCGGAAAAAATCTTAAGAGAGATGTCTGGCTTTAGGAACCAGAAACATTGTCATCTCTCTCATCATAGGCTATGCAAATTGTACGAGCAAAAATTAGATTTCCAACGCCGGAAATAGACTGGTAACTAGTTTTCATACATCTTCCTGTTAAGCCAAATAACAGCTTCTCGATACGTGTCCCACAGTTCGGGGTCACTATCACGGGTGTTTTTCATTGTCATTTCGACCATGTACTGAATAATCTCACGGTCATCGGTTATGTCTAACCCCTGGATAACCATCGACTTCTTTACCAAACCGTTGATAAACGACTCGGGATGAAGGCGCATCATTTTGTCTCTTTCTAGGTCTAGACCGGATAGAAGTATTTCATGAAAAGAAAAAGCCTAAACCCCATGTGGGGCTTAGGCCTTGATCACGCCTCTGTGGTTTCGCTGGTCTTCTTCTTTCGGTTTTCTTTCCACTCGGAGATGAGAGACACCGCGTATCCGGCTGCCAACAGCCCCGCGATCGTGCCGCCTGCTGCGGCGGCCGAGATCGCGAAAGCTTCGGCGGCCTGACGGCCGACGGACTTCTCATCTGTGGTGGAACCATCAACCGAGTAGAAGTTCTCCATGTTCTTCTTCCTTTCGTAGGGTTCTCATTACATGACGTGTAAATTGTACGAGAAGTGCCCCCAGCAGGACTCGAACCTGCAACCTACGGATTAAAAGTCCGCAGCTCTACCAATTGAGCTATAGGGGCAAAAAAAGAAAGAGAGGTGACAGCCCACTGAAAACTGTCTTTCGCCGGGTGGGGATGAACCCACGCATTCGTGTCTCGGCATTCACTTTCGTGAATCTCTCTCTCATTATAAACCGTGTAAAACGTACGAGCAAAACCTAAACCCCATGTGGGGCTTAGGCTTTGATCACTCCTCTGATGCAGCTTCGTAGTCCTCAATCAAGCTTTCGAGCGCTTCCAACCAGAGGTTCTTTTCCTTCGAATCCTCCGGGTCTTCAAGCCACCCATCCTTCAAACCGGCTAGTGCTATAGCCATGTTTCCGGTGGTAAGCTCGTCGAGCGGAAAATGCTTGAGAAACTCTCTGGTCACTTCTCTTTCGATAATCTTCTTCTTGAAGTACATACTCTCTTCCTTTCGTAGGGGGTCTCATTACATGGCATGTATATAGTACGAGAAAAACCTAAACCCCATGTGGGGCTTAGGCTTTGAAATCACTTTCCTAGGATCTCCAGCACTGTGTCCTGTGTTGCTTTCATCCACAGCACTTCGAGCGCGGCCCTCATCAGAGGTGACATAACACTTCCGTTCGTCCTCTGCTGGGCCAAGAGCATCTCCTCAATGAGGTCTCTCTTGTCCCTTGCCGACGAACATCCAGCGTTTGCCAACTCTGCGTCGAGCCTACGCTCAATGGCTGCCATGAAAACATCGGCATCCGACATGTTCTTTCTTCCTTTCGTAGGGGTCTCATTATAAGGCTTGTAAAATGTACGACTAACAAAATATATGCTCTTATAGCAAAATCGTATAATTTAAAAATTATTAATTTTTACGTTAAAAATAGAAAAACCTAGATCCCATGTTCGGGATCTAGGCTTTGATATCCTACCAGTCGTTCCTCAGCGCGATTTCAGAACAAAGCTAACGGCTTTTGACGTTATCACGTTGGCTCGTTCGTATCCAACTATCACGCAAATTCCCAGTAGGTTGGCGGCAACGATGGCCAGTGTGTCTGGGCTAGGCGTCCGAAGGGATCGCCGGTTTTCCCGGTCGATCCCCTTCAGTTCGTATAGCTTTCTCAACTGGTCAGTCATTGCCGCAAATTCTGGGGCATCGGCCGTGAAGCCGGAAAGTTCATCGAGCACGTTGTCAATCACAATCTCAAGCCGTGTTGGCTCCTTCTGTTTGCGCTTCATGGCATCTCCTTTCGTAGGGGTCTCATTACATGGCATGTATAATATACGACCCCTACACGGGAAGTTTCTTCACCTTAAATATAACTCTTTTACGCTCGGACAACTCCTCCGGGGAAACTTCGAGCTCCAAAGAAAATACCTTACGACCGTCTTCAAACTCCTCGAGAATCATAGATCCGTCCGAACGAGTTCTATACCACAGAAAAAATGCAAGCACAAGAGAAAGAACCGAAACTGCTGCGAGAAGAATATCCATAATCACCCATTTCAGTTACCTGATACGTGAGTAAGCGTAGGATAGCTAGCAACGCCATTCTCGTCCTCTGAATGAATAAATTCGGTAACCCTGGCCGTGGTCCAGACACCATGAAGACCTCGAATGGTGATGAGGTCTCCAAGGAAATAATCTTGGTTGAACCGAAAGCCAACTTGTGGAGAAACTTCACCGTCGGCAAGACGAAGTTTTACATGCTCCTTAAGCTTAATTTTCGCAAAGGCAGTTATAAAAGCTTCCCAAGTTTGTGGCGTAAAACCTTCCTCTGCCTGTCCGCCATCCAAATATAGAACGCGACGAGAGAATCCAGACGGGTCGTCGTTGTCACGAACAAGAAGCGCCTTATCGTCGAGCACCACATGTGCTTCAGTTTTTAAATTTGTTTCAGATATAACAATCTCTGGAGAAATTAGATCTCCACCTTCAGCATCAAGAATAATCGGTTGCACAAGTGTTTGGTCGTTAGTACGATCAGTACCCTTATAAATATCGAAGCAAAGCTTAGTAATTGACTCACGTCTTGTTGCTGTAATTACACCGCTCATATTTACTGAAACAACCCAAGAACTGGATGTTGGGCGAACCATACGAAAACCATAAGGCTTGTTGGCGAGATAATCTAAAATGGGTGTTGAGATTGGCCCCGGATCAAGCCATCTCGGAATCTTTAAACCATCATTTGTTTCTGCAATTTCTCCGGTACTGTCAGTAATTGCAGAATTCGCGACAGCATCTTTGACGTTTTTATGAGGAACTGTTTTAAGAACCGTATAATCGAAGGTCGTTGCGTTGACAAACGAGTTGAATAGTAGAATAATAACAGATCCAAGATCGCTCTGAGTCATCGCTTCGAACTTAGTTCCTCTAATTTCGCCAATAACTCGGTGTTCAATAAAAGAAGTAACAGAACGCCCAGTAACCGTCAAGGTCTGAAAACCTTTTGAGTCAACATCGATCGTGTGTTTTTCAACAATCATTACTTCGGGAGAACCGCGGAGTCCAAGAAGTGTTCCGAGTGGTAGTTTGCTAAGCGTTTCTTGGACCAGTACGGTTTTCAGAACAAAATCTGAATGACCAAAAAACTTCTCATTCCAAATAAGAGACTTGTATCTCTGAATCGGAGCATTAACTGGATACCAGGTAACTGGGTTTAATACAGTAAGATCGAGACCTGCCATGTCAGATCCCCCAATATTGCAAAAGATACTCGAATTTCAGCCATGTGATATTGGATTGGTGTCTAATGTTAATCGTATGAATCCCACCATATAAATATAACCATTGCGAATCATTCGAAAGAATTTCAAGATACTGCGCATAGACTCCGCCTTTCTTTAGCCCAATAAATCTTGATGATTCGTTTGTGTCAACAACAAGAACATCACCAATTTCGAAATGGGCATTAAACGTCATCTTTACGCCATCGGTAACCCAAATTTCAAACATTTTTGCGCTATCGACAAACTGGGCCTCAAAACTGATGCCCGTTGGAGCACGACCAACATTATCGATTGTCCAGCTGGAAGCCCCAAGAATATTGTTTGTAATGTTCTTTGGTTCAAGCGCAGCCAAATATGGGCTAAGACAAGAAATTGTTATCTGAATCTGTGGCTCTTTGTTGAATGGGACTACCTCGATGTTTTTTACATAGCCTGTTGTTTTTACAACAGGAACATTATCCAAAAGAAGAAAGACAGTAACAACATCACGAATATCTTGACCTGGACTTAGCAAACCATACAACATATAACGCAAATCAGAGACTGTTTGTCCAAGTTGATAGTTTGGGTTTAACCCGGCAAGAATAACAATCTCACGCCCCTGGGCTCGACGGTTTACATAAATTCCACCAGGGGAATGAGTTTCCGCGAGTAACAGTTCGAGCTCAGGGGGACCAAGACCGTCAATGGCAGTAACTTGAAACGGCTCCGAAACAGATGACCCAATAATTGGAATTTCAATGTCCGTAAGCCCAGAGAGACGGATCGCGTCGAAATAAATCATGCCACCAGAGCTCCCTTCGCCAATGACAACTGATTACGCGTATTTCGATAAATTTCAATTGTCGACAACGCTTCGGGCGAGTAATTGTTCTGTACAAACTCAACCTTCGTCGTTCCTGTTTCGGCGATCTTTCCGTCAAAGGCTTCTGTTTTCTCGGCCGAGATAGACGAGGCCTGAGAATATGACACGCCAGCAGAAATTGTGGAGTTGCCGAGCATTTTATTCATCACAGAAACTTCTTTAGAAACCTGTGAAAGATCCATAACTGGAGTTATAACTGGACGTGCGTCAAGCCCTTCGAAAATAAGAGCTGAAAGGCCTCGCATAGACTCCTGCAAAGAAGTCAATGCTGTATCGCCAACCTTTTCTGAAGCTTTAGCGATGAGACCACCCGTATTGGATAGACCAATAACCATGCCAAGACCAGACTGCTTGCCAATATACATGAATGCTTTCGAAGGCGAACTGATTCCAAGAACATTCTTTGCCGCTTGAACCGCACTCTGCGCTGCACCTTTTGCCGCGTTAACAAGACTGCCTACCTTAGACGCAATTCCTCCAGTCATACCATCAATTATAGCGACGCCAAGATCCTTCCCCGCCGCACGAAGCTGAGGTGCATATTTGTTGATTGAAGCAGTGACTGAGTTAACAAACACAATAATAGTTCTCATACCTTCATCAGCTATTCGACTCATATTGGAAGCAATGCCCTTGATGAAGGCAATGATAGTATCTGTTCCGGCGCGCAGAATTCGAGGCATCTCATCGCCAATGCCTTTAATAAAGGCGACGATGATATCCGCACCCTTCCTAATAATTTCCGGCATGTTCTGACTGATTCCGCTCATGAACTCGATCATCATATCAAAACCGAGCTTAAGCATCTGCGGGAAATATTCGGGAACAGTTTTGAGAATTTCTTCCATAATCTTACGGAACAGCTCTCCGAACAACGGAATATTGTCAATCCCAGCTTGAAGCATGGCCCCAAGAATGGCGCTAAACGCAGCAATAAGTTTTGGCGCAGATTCGGCGAGAACCAAAGCAAATTCAACAAATCCTTCAGCGAATGCTTTTGCTGCGTCTGGGATCATCCTAACAATATTTTCGAGCATTGTCGTAATGTTTTCGGTTCCGTTTGCTGCGGCGGCCGAAGCCACTTCTATTGCCGTAGCAAATAGGAAGGCTGCAGTAGCAACAAGCGCAAGACCTGCGCCGAAAACAACAAGCGCAGCTCCGCCGGCCAACAGTAAGGGTGAAGCTAAGCCGAATACAGCTGCTGCTACGCCCAGAACAGTCAAACCCGCAGCCAATGCGACAAGAGATCTACCAATCTCGCCCCAGTCCATGGTGCCCATGAGTTTAAGCGCACCAGCAAGAATTGAAATTGAGGCAGCAATAACAATCATTGCCGCGGCGCCGACCAATCCTGCTTGGATGAACGTAAGCGCGCCAACGATAATGCCTAGCGCGCCGGCAAGCGTAATCAAACCCTTGGCTATCTCTTCAACAGACATGCCTCCAAAATCTTGGACGACATCTGCGATTTGACCCAAAGCAATAGAGAGTACAACAAGTCCTGCCGCGGTAACGAACATATTCTTTGGCATAAGACGCATAACGCCAGCCAAGATAGCCAAGGAACTGGCAATTGCCAAAAGCCCCTTTCCGATCTCAGAAAGCTTAAGTCCGCCAAATTTCTCGACCGCATTGGCAAGAATAACCAAAGAGTTTGCAATTATAACAAGACCAACGGCTTGCAAGACCATGCCTTTAGGCATTATTTTGATTGCGCCGGCCAAGATTAGGAGAGAGGTTGCAACTCCAGTAAGACCCTTGGCCAAATCGCCCAAAGAAAGCCCGCCGAACTTCTCAACGGCTTCAGCCATGATGACTAAAGCTGTTGAAAGAACCATCAAATTAAAGCCCACGCGAAGCATTCCCTTTGCGCCACCAGAAAGAAGCTTAACGGCGCCGATTAGCAAACCAAGACCCCCAGCGACACCCACAAGACCCTTGGCGAGCTCTCCCCAACTTAGCCCAGCCAGAACCTTCATCGATGCGCTAAGAATAAGCATTGCGGATGCTAGGAGAACCAGACCAGAGGCAAGAAGTGGGAGTCCAACGACGCCCTTCATGCCGCCCATCTTAGTCAATATAACCATAGCGCCCATTAGAGCGCTCATGCCCGCAGCTACGCCGGTCATTGCAGTAGCAAGTCTTCCAGGGTCAATTGTAGACATGACGACCAGCGAAGCAGCCAAGATGGCAATTGCTCCGGCAATCTTCAAAAGAGCGTCAGCTTTTAGATTGGTCTGCATTCCTTCAAGAACGCCAGTAAGCGCCGAAAGAGAGTTCTTGAGCTCACTGATAAATCCTCCGCCAAAATCAATCCCAAGCTCGCCCTTAATCCCCTTACGAAGAGAGAGAGCGATAGCCGCAAGAGACCCTGATGCAATTCCTCCAAAGACTGCGTTCCAGTCAATGTCTCCGATAGCTCCTGCTAGATCGCCAACCATAGCAACTGCAAAATCCTTTATGGCAGTAATCGCAGGTGTTACGAATTCTGCAAAGTGAGTAAAGGCCTCGCTAAGCCTAAAGACTCCATCTCTAACGCCGTCTAGCAACCCGCCAAACAACTCAAACGAAGGTATGCCTTCGTTCAGACCGGTAAAGAAATCGCCAACCACGGCCGCGAAAGACCCAAAGCTTCCAATTCCAGAAAATATAACGCCGACAAGATCCATCAAGAAACCAGCAACAGCTTTAATAACCTTTGCGCCGATTGAAAATATAGAAAAAACGCCAGTGAGAACGCGTTCTAGATTCTCCAACGCTTTCTCGCTTGGCTTAAGCTGTTCGGTAAAATCTCGGAAACTCTTTGACATCTCGGCTAGACGTTCTGAAGTAGCCGCCGGAAAGACATTACGAAAAGCGTCCCCAACTGCGCCTATAATATCACCAAGAGCACTAAATGCATTCTTGAATCCTTCAATTGCTGCCGCTCTGCCACCCAAATCGGACCAGCCTTGAAGAAGGTTGTTCCGTGCGTCGGCTGTTCTTTCAACAAAACCACTCAATGCAGCATTAATATCGGTGAAAAGCGTCTTTGCTTCTTCGAAGTCTCCGATGATGATTTCAAAAGATCTCGCAAAGCCGGAGCCAACCGACTCCTTCAGAGTAGCCATCAACTGAGAGAAAGTTTTGACATCCTGTGCCGCAGCGAAAGCTCTTTTACCGATCTCTGTGGTTTCGTCAGCATAGTTCCCAAGAGTTGTTGTGAGAACTTCCGTCGTCAACCATTGATCGGTAAGTGACTCATTAAACCCTTTAGTGGCAGACACAACGCTGCCAGACATTGTGACATAGCCCTCTGTGGTCTTTGTCAACGTTCCCATTGCAACGCCGGCATCGATCAGTTGTTGCTTGAACTCTTTCGTGCCCATGTTAGCTAGCTCGATCGACTTCCAGTCCATAAGCTGGACGTGGCCCTTGGAAAGAGCCTGGGCGAAGTTGTACATCGCCCTCGAAGCCTCGTTAGCGTTCGCTCCCGAAAGCGCCGCAACGTTTGCCACGCCTTGAATAGCAGCGACTGAAACGTCAAGACTAAGACCCGCGTTTGTAAATTTCCCGATGTTCTGGGTCATGTCGGCAAATGAGTAAATAGTCTTGTCAGCGTAAGCGTTAAGCTCTTCGAGTTTTCGGTTAACGACCTCTAGGGACTCGCCAGACCCAGCCATAATGGTCTGGATCGCCCCCATTTTGAGCTCATACTCTTTAAAGCCAGCAGTGACCTGATCAAGACTAAGAGATTTCGTAATACTGATGCCTGCGTCGATTGCTCGGTTTGTGATGTTAGAAAGAGCCGTAATTGCAATCGTAGCCATGGCAGCAAAGGAAGCACTGACCTTTTGTGTTGATGACTCAACCGAGTTCATGTTGAACTTGTCAGCCTCAACCTGGGCTTCTTTCATACCAGCAGCGTTCTTCAACTTCTGAAGAGCACCGATGGTCGCTGCAGTAGCACTCATAAAGTCACGGTTGTCAAACTTTATGGAAACAATTCGACTATCAATAATTGCCATTACGCCATCACCTCCCTCCAAGCGTCGGCAGCCATTCGGTCAAACACTGGTCTTAATGCCGGATTAATGTAGTCTCGACCACTGACATACCCGCCCGTACCCGTTCCGTGCCCAAACTGAAGAAGAACAGCAATTGGAGTTGTTCCGCCCATGTGGCTGTTGCCCCAGCCAATTGAGTAATAGCCCTTGTTCATCTCAATGTCGTAGTACCATGATCGGGAAGTTTCTCCCGTATCCTTTGGCGTAGCCGCAGCAAGTGCTTGGCAACCAATTTCGCCATAACGGCTAAGTGTTGCGAAAATGTCTTGTGAAGCCATCCTCTTCAACCACTTTTCCGTTACTTCATAATCACCACTAGCTTCGAAAGTGATCATTCCGCCTCCTAAGGATAGATGGTGAACACTTTCAAAAGCTCATCTACTGTTGGGAATCGGGGACTAGATTCGTCAGTGCCATAAAGTATCTTTTCCACAGCCTCAACCGCATAGATGTTTGCATCTGTCGAGTCAATTATCAAATGCGAAGAAGGTTTTGCTCCTGGAACCAGCACTGGCGTTGTGTAGAATGTGAACCCAAACGGGTTCAGATCTGGACTATCGTTTACTGTTTCGAAAAGCATGTCGTCAATCGTTGCCACGTTGTTAAATATAAGATGAATTCGGTATCCGTCATTGGTCTGAGAACAATACGTGAAGCCAAAAGGTTGATTCTCAGCAAAAGTGCCTACAAGAGTTCTGCCGTCTGTAAGCGCAAGAATATGATCTTCCAACATGTACGGAAACGTAAATGCCTGAACGCCAAGCGTGAAGTCTGGTGTTTCTTGCTGAAAGGTGTAGATGACACCCTCAAAATATAAAGGTTTGTTTGTAGAGTTCTCGTGTCTTTGCTCTACCTGAATGAGGCCATCCCAAACAGTAACCTCGTCATCGGCAAAATATAGAACCCCTCGATCTACGCCTCTGTGGTACCGTCTAGGAAGTGCGTTCCATGAAAGTCTAGTCATAACTCACTCCCTATCGCAATATCTCAACAATTTCTGCCGGGCCTGGAAGAACCGGGTCAGTTGCGGGAGATCCATAAAGCACATCTTCTAAAAGACCAAGAGCCTTTGGATTAACCGTTCTAGAGGAAATGACCAGGTGCGATGTTGGAAAATATGCAACTCTCTGACGGTTCATCTTATGCTTCTCAGTTGAGTTAAACCAAACGAGTTCTCTTTTTTGGTAAGGAATAGCATTGATGGTCCAACTGAGTTCTGTAATATCGGTATCGGCAGAAAAGGTCCTGTGCGTTACCGATCCTGGAGCAACAATGGCGTTGTAGACGATATGAATCTTGTAACCGTAATCAAGTCCCTCGATTGAGTTACCGATGAGCGTTCGATAAGAAAACCCAAAAGTTTGATAGGGCTGGTTCGACACATAAAATCCTCGCCCAAGCCGCAAAATCCCTTCGCACGGGAAGAATTCTTTTGGCGCAGCAAAAGCCGAAATTTTAGCTGAGTAATGCGACTTGGAAAGAGCAGTTCGTTTCTTGACCCCGTCGAAATATTCTGGCGTCACTTCTTGCTCGGCATGGATTTCAGTTACGGAAACGAGACCCGGCCATGCAAAGACTGACTTGGGCGATAGATAAAGCACACCCCGATCTACTCCGACTTCGTATGTGCGATTTCGCAGAAGATCCCATTCCAGTCGTGGCATAGTTACTCCTTTAACCGCTAGTTCCGAACTCCATTCTCCTGCGAGCGTTTAACTCACGATTACGCCGAGCAATGTCTCCCTTAGCCATCTTCTTAGCTGGTTGATTCTTAAGACTGCAGACTTTAATCAATGTAAGAAGACGATTTAGATGCCAGTTTTGGCATTCCATTGGGATGTTGAAAGAGATCATCCAATAATAGATCAACTCAGAAGTGATAACTTCTCGACTGGTTGACTTTTCAGCATTAGAAAACCAAGTCGCAGTCATCTTAGAATCAATATAATCATTAATCTTCGCATAATCCTCCGGGGCAAATCTTTGGACTATAGTTTCAGAAACTTCCGGAGAAAAAATCATGCAATAGACGTAAGAGATAACTTCCTCAAAAGTTTTCTCGTTTTTGCTGAGAAAAGGTTTTTCGTGAATTGACTCCCATTTTGAAAGGGAAACCAGAGAATGCTCCAACGAAAGAATGACAGCTTCTTCGGTAATGAACTCGCCGTCTTCTTCGCTGTAAAGTTCTCTTTCTGGAAGATGAATCTTCAACATTCTCTAGTCTCCCAATCAACAAGCATCAACTACTGTAATCAGGCCCCGCCATCAGCCGGAGGCGCCGGCTTAAAAAGTGTAACAACCTCATCTGGAGTCGGAAGCTTAGGCGTAGTAGAGCCAGAGCCCCCGCCGTAAAGCATCTCCTCGAGCGACGCGAGCTGAGTCGGGTCTGCGACAGTGGAATCGATGACGATGAGCGAAACAGGCTTGTACCCAGTAACAGGGACAGGCGTCGTGTTAACCTCCCAGCTGAACGTGATAGCCTCTGGCGAGTCGTTAATCGTGGCGTAAGCCTTCTCGGACGGTGAGGCGAGACACCCGTAGACCAAGTGAAGCTTGTACCCGAGGTCGTTGCCTTCAAGATCGTTGCCGACAACCGTTCGGTACGAGAAACCAAACGTTCTACGGTTCTGCTGCATCAGCAGAACACCCTCTGCCGGTGCCACTGAACCATCACACAGGCCGAACTCTTCGGGGTAAGTAAACGCCTCGATGGTGAAGGTGAACTCCTCCAAAGAGATCAGGTTCAGGTACTTAATGTTGTCAGCATACTGCGGAGAAGACTCAGCGCCACCAGGCGACTCGGTAACAGCCGTCAGGCCATTCCAAGCAACCGCCTCATTGTACACGCCGGTTTCATCCGGAATGTAAAGAACGCCGTGGTCGACGCCGGTCTCGTAAAAACGCTTACCGACCTCGTCCCATGTAATAGCAGCCATCCTATTTCCTCCTAGAAATAGAGCGTGAAAACGTCGTGGTTGAGGTTGTCCGCCGTGAAAAATCGATCATGAATACACAACGGAAGAGCTGAGATCGAGTCAACAAACGGCGTATCCGGATTTCGATCAATCAGTGTCAACGTATACCGCTTTTTATGCCGATAAGGTTTATTATCAGCAAAATCTACGTTTGTTTGCGATCGCTCATAAACAATGCAAGGATACTCGAGTCGGACATTTGTTGGTGGTTGAAAATATACACTGTCCGAGCCGAGTATCTTTTTAAGAAGTGCTTGCAACTCAAGGCGTTGGGCCATTGTAAACACTCCCTAGCGAGAGAATGAGCCGGGGGCTTTGAACCTCCACCGAGGAAACAGTCCATCGCACCCCGGCCCATCGCACATACTTGATGTTGAAAAAATGCTGAGTGGCAAATTCATCTGCAACAATACTAATAGAATTATCGACAGATAGATCGTCATTGAGATGCTCACCAGAACTAAGACGCCTAGTGTTTCTGATAACGTCTCCAAAATATTCAATCTCAGTGATTTCATCCACCCAGATACCAGAACCTGGCGGGTTCTCAATGCTATTTCCATAGCCTACTTCACCATGAAACTTTGCCATCCCAGCTCCTTAAATCACGGACCAGCAACGGGCTCATCCGGCACTGGCTGGTTCCTGTTCCGGAAGGTCCAACGAGTGCGCTCGGCCGGAGACAAGATCTTTCCAGAAGTCGCCTCGGCCTGGATGGTGATCGACGTCAGAGGATCAACAGTAATAGCCCCAGCCGTAAGAACACTCTCGTCAGAAGCATCGACATACTGAACGCCGGCAACCGATGGGATTGTCACAACACCAGTGTCAGGATTCCACGTCGGAGCCTTAGCCAGCACCTCGGCGTTTCCAGACTGCACAACAACCAGAGCCGACTTAGCCTTGACGAGAGCACCAGAAATTCGAGTCTCGATCAGATACTTGTACTTGTTGTAGTCGATATCGAAGTCATCAAACAGCGAAACCTCGCCGCCACGATCTGCACCAATAACGTAGTCAGCCATGTTGACCATGATGCCGATGACATCCGGAGTCTCCTCAAGCACCCCTACGGCAACCAGATCGCGAACACGCATCTCGGCCGCAACCTCAGAAACATTGCGGTACAGACGACGTCCCTGAGTATCCTTTGCCGCCATGAGCTGCCCGATGAGCGACTCAGTCGTGTAGAAGGTCGGAAGGCCAGAACCCTTGTAGAAATGACGGGCAAGAATAACGGCGTCAACAACCTCGGTCGGGGAAGACTCGGCGTTAGCCAGATCGACCGGAACCTTGACCGTGTAGAAGTCATCGTCAGTAGCAATAGGCCGAAGGTTAGTCTCACTGATCTTGTCCGTCGAAGCAACGTCACGTCCGTCGCCAATGAGAATCGCTCGAGCGATTTCCTCATCGAGCATGAGACGCATCTCACCCTTGAGCCAGGCGACAACGTCAAAGTCGGTAATATCGATCATGTCGTCGCGGTCGAGCTGCTGCTTCTTGTAGATGGTCGTCGGGGTGGTGATACGCTTCGCGACACCAAAGAACTCTTCCTTCTTGACCGTACCCTTGATGTAGCCACGAGCCCGAGCCTCATCATAGGTAAGGTCTGCTGAGACAGTCTTGATGCGCGCAAAGGGACTCTTACGAGCTCCACCAAGCACATCTGCAACCCACTCGGACCGGCGGGTAAGCCACTCCGGCGTACCGGTAATAGCCCTAGCCTCCGGGAAAAGAACATCGATGTCGTCAATACCATGCGCCATGGCATATGCCTCAACGGCATCCTTAAGGGACCCACCCTTAATGGCGTCCGAAACGATGGTGTTGATGTCTGAGTGGCTGAGCGTGTGGGTGGGGGTGCGCGCCGCACCATCCTGCTCAAACACATTACGATTCATGTCAATACCCTCCGTGTGAGTGATTCCAGACTGTTCGGCAGAGCTGTTGGCCTCTTCAAGTGCAGCACCGATCATAAAGTAGACCAGTTCCTTCTGTTCGTCAGTGAGGGTGTTAAAAACATCTTCAACTGTACGGTCGTCCTCGGGCACGTCTTTCTCCTTTTTCTCTTGTGACGCGTGGCTGAGTTTCTCATCCTTGACACTCGCTTCACCGTGACTCAAGTCTTTATGCTCGAGCGGAAGACCAGTGTAAATAATAGCCTCGTCCTCGAGAGTCTCAATCTCGCCATCGCTGTGAGCAACAGCGACATTATCGATAAGAGCCCCAGGATTTGCGCCTGCTAGAACCAGGCTGACCTCACGGATTGATCCGTGAAGAACGTGGCTTCCCTTCTGAACCAACTTATTGGCATAAATAGAAAGCTGAGTAATATCTTTGTGCTGGACCAGAGCCTTCGAGCTCTCTCCAGTCTGAGTGTTGTTGAAATAGCCGTAGGCGTACATGCCATCTTCTCGATGCTCGAGAATGGCATGCCCGAGAACGTTCTTCGGATCGGAATGACCATGCTGCCAGACGAGAGGCACGCGAGAACCGTCCTCATGCTTGAATGCGTCGGGCATGATAATTCGGCCATCGGAGCACCTGAGATTCGCCTTAGTAGCGTAGCCGCTAAAATCAGCTCCCATTTTGACGATCTCCTTCCTGACTAGTGTCAACGGCCTTCGGTGCCGTTTCGGTTTCTACTTGTGGCATGTTACTGTTCCTCAACTCGTCAGCCTTTGGATCATCCGATGGGCGAATGCCGAGAATCTGACGAATCTCGTTCGATGTAAGAATCTCATTCCGAGTAAACTTGTCCGCAATCTCAGCCATACTATTAACAGGAACTAGCTTGAACGGGTTGTTAATTGCCATGATTGTCTGGTTCTGGGTGCGAGCAGTCTTTGTCAAGAAAGTACGATTCATGGCTTCAGTAATAGCCCCGAGAAGGGGCTCTACCGTTCGGTTGTAATAGTTAAGCATGGCTTTCTCGTCGGCCGTTCCGCTCATGATCTCTTCAGTCAGGCCTAGTTGCCCATAAAGCATCTTGGTGAGATACTCGACCTGCCCGAGAAGGTTGTTTTCGGCGGGCCGGTTGAGCTGGATAACTTTTTCAGTGGCATCAGTATAGGCAATCCCGTACTTGCTACCTCGGAGCTGAAACTCAATGTCTTCCCTTCGCTGCTCTGCTGCTTGCCGTCGTGCTTCCGACTTAATCGTATACGGAAGCTGCACAATCAGGTCTAGTTTTCCAGACGCAGACTGCTCGTCAATCGTATCAAGCAGGTTGAGCTTACGAATAAGTCTCTGAAGCGTTGAGTTTGGCTCATTCATGATTGCATAGAGCGGGTTTTCGATAATCGCTACGAACTTCTTACTTACAAGGACTTCTTGCCTAAAGCCCTTTTCTTCATTATAAAGACTAACGCGAACATGCTTAGGCATCCAAGCAACGATACGTCCAACACGAAGTGTCTTAATATCAAAGCTTCCATAGAAGTCTGGATTTAGTGATGTATCAACGGGAACTATCGCAGCAACGCCCTCGTCGAAAAGCGTCAACACAATGTCTTGTCGAAAAGCACGTGCCGCTTGGTCAATATTTGCTTCGACATTAAGACAATAGTTAAGTCCACTCCCTATTTCTTCTAAAAATCGACCATTTTCATCGATTCGCACATGCTTAAGCGAAATTGCAGCAACATCGATGCTAACTCGAGTGAAAACTGCAGCCACGATTGAGCGTTCGTTTGAAATAGTAAGACGCATGCGATCCGGCTTGGTTCTTCCATAATGGACGACGTAATTATCTCTGGGAGGTTCCTCAATTCGGCCAGTAAAAGCATTCCAAGCATGTTTCAACTTAGTTCCGAATGTTGTCATTGGTCACCCCCTCTCCTTTGAACCATGCGCGAGCCGCTACCGCCTAACAATATCTCGACTGAGCGGCGTTTCAGTCTGAGACCTTTAATGATATGCGCGAGCCGCTAATGCTTATAACGATATCCGCCAGACCTACTATACCTATTCCTGTCAGCAATAAACAAAGCACCTACGGTACCAGTCAGCAAACCTATCGCAACCTTTTCTCCAGTGGTACTCTTTCTGGACATCTGCAAATCAGGATGATTAATAGGAATACTGCCTTCCTTTACTAGAATTTTGCTAACTTTTGCTCGAGCATCTTTGATCTGTGCATTTCTTTCCTTACGACGTTCGTTCCAACCCTTTTTTTGCCCACCCCCCTGTTCACCAGTCTGGCTTGGTTTATGAACACCCCCCTGTTCACCAGTCTTGCTTGGTCTACTAACACGCCCCAGTCTAATAGTCTTAGGTGATCTACGAACACCCCACCGCATACCCTTGATTCCATAATGTTCAATGAAATCGTCTAGAATATCATCGGGTCCGAACGTTGTCATTGGTCACCACCTCTCATTTGAACCATGCACAAGTTACTACCGCCTAACAATATCTCGACTAGTCCGAGACCTTTGTTTCCTATTCCAAGTTCTATCTTTGGGCAGTGAGGTTATGTTATAGACGCCCTGGGAATTCTTAGGAGCAAATTTGTCTCGCGAGGGGTAATAAGATCTGGAATTTCTAAGCATAACACCAGCACTACCACCTATGACACCCATCAAAGCTATTGTAGCCTTTTCTCCCGAGGTCATCTTTCTGGCCATTATTGCATCGGGATTATTAACAGAAATTCTACCATTCTTTTTTACAATTGCGTCAGCTTTTTCTCGAGAACGTTTAATCTGTGCATCTTTTTCCTTACGGCGTTGGTTCCAAGTCTTTTTTTGTTCATTCCACTGTTTACCAGTCTTGCGTGGTTTACGAACACCCCACTGCATACCTTTTACGCCATAATGTTCAATGAAGTTCTCTAGAATATCATCAGGTGTGGATGTGTGGACTGCCTCGGCCCCGCTGAGCTTGAGCAATGACGTTGGCGGCTCTTTGTCCATTTCTCGATATTGACGAACAAGAACACGAGCGGCTTTCGCTTTCTCTTCGGGAGAAGCATCAATTGGAGTTCGAGCACCGGAAAGAGCGGCTGCGGCTGCAAAAATAGCATTCTGATTGACAGCGCCATCTGGAGTTTTGATTGGAAGCTTACACTGCGTCTTGGTTGTCAAAGCACCATCATGATGATGAATCAAGCAAGCATTATGCCATTGTTCTAGCGTGTAATCAGAAACAGAATAAGAACCCCAAGGTCTCGTGTCCATTAACCCTCCTAAAAAATATCTCAAGCGATAATATAAATCATTCAAAAGCCTCTCGGTTGGCTTTAAAAGCAACGTAAGCATCCATAAGAGCAGCCACGTTATCTATTTTTTCCTCTTGGCGCTTCTTTAGAAGTTTCCGGTTTCCATTTGTATCTTCAAGCGTGATAGCATTACCCATGGCAAAACTCATCAACTCTTGATCAAATATTAACATTCGCTCTTCTGCAAGAATCTTCAACTCACCAAGAGGAACAGATTCCGTTCGAGCACCTTGTGGTACCTTTTCAATACCAAACGGGCCGTTTTCGGACTCCCAACGAGTAACAAATTCTTTTGCATTATAGGGATCGAAGCCAAGAGCTCTGACGTCGTACTTTTCATTCGTAATAAACGCATCAAGATCATCGTAAACTTCCATCATATCAAGAACAGTTCCTTCAAGAACATGAAGACTTCCTTCTTCGACAAAAGTTTCGTACTTTGCACGCATTGCTCCGGGCAACTTCATTAGCGTTAGTGACGTAATGTAACTACGTGTCTTAACTCCAAATTTTCCACCACGAATCGGAAACAAAAAAGTGAAAGCACAAAAGTCATCACCCTGCGAAAGATCAGCGCCAAGCGCACAGGTCATGTTCCAGAACATCTGAGGACGATGAGGAAGCGTTTCTTCATACGTGAAAAAGTACGTATAACCTTCCATTGGAATACCAAACCGCTTTGCGAGAATGTCATTGCGAGTCATCGGAGCTTTTTCTGCTCGTTCAACGTCGAGATGATATGTCTCGTAACTTACAGTTCGTCCAAGATTTGGACTAGCCTTAACCCACTTCGATGGGTCCGCCACTTCGTCAAGCTCGTCTAGTTTATAATGCCAAATCGACACATGCGGAGCATAATACTCACCTTTAAGTATGTCTGCCAGTTCCATTTTGATTGTGTCACCGGAACCGTTTCGAACAGTCCCTTCAGAACTGATAGCGATGATTAAATAGTCTTCAAGTTTCGAAGCTCCTTGCTCTACCGCCCCAACAACGTCTTCTCTGATGTCTCCAGAAAGCCATTCGTCGATAGTCGACACTTTAGGCCTAAGACCTTGAAGCTTGTTAATGGTCATAGGACGGATTTCAAGAAGTGACCCTGTAAGAAAGTTCTCAACACCCTTCTTAGTCGAGGCTAACTTCTGTCGCATTGCCCGACTACCTGTCGTGTTCTGCATAGATCCCTCAGTCAGAAACTGAAACAACGGACCTTTGGCGCGAACAATAGCAGTCCTAATTGGAGACATGACTTCTTCTGCTTGCTTCATCGTCGGTGCCGTAGTTATCTGATGAGTCGTCGAAGTGTCAACGTTTAGAAAATAACTTTGAATACAAGAAGCATACATAGACTTTGCTGAACCACGCGCTACGATTAAATACTGCTTTGTCGTAAGCCGCTTTCGAATAGTCTTCGTAATGTACTTCCCGCCGTGGTTTTGTTCGGTTGGTTGGTAGACGCTTCTCTCTACGAAATAATACCATCCAAAAATTTGTTCGGCCCAAAGCTTAAACGTTGGAAGAAGATAAAGATCACTTCCATCAGTAAGAGTCATTTCGTTTTCGCAATAACGAATGAATCCTTCTACCGCAAGATCATCATAGTAAATGTTGGGGTTGGCGATAAGCTCATCAATTCGGTTCATCTCCATAGTAACTTCACGGTTTACTGGGATGTCCCCACGCACAACAGCCTCACGAAACAACCCATAATAGATTGGTACCGCTGTGTTAGATAGAGCCATCGCCCCCGCCCTTACCTCGACTTAGACATCTTCTCTTTTAGTAGAGCATCTTTAATCTGTCTTCCCATCGGAGACTTGGAGAACTTATGCAAGGTTTTTCCAGCTGAATAGACACCTTTTCCAGCTGTAAAAGCCTGTTTTGCAAACCTTTTACCTTTTTGCAGTTTGGAGTTGTAGTATACCAACTCCTGTTCCTTTGTAATCAACCGTCGATAGTTCTGCTCAAGCTGCATTCGATCGGTCAAAACTCTCAACTCATCATTCGAAAGAACGTGTGTAGAAAAAGTTTTTCCACCCGCCCCGGGTCTTTTATTATTTGCAGTCGAAAGCTTCTTCTTAAGCGATTCAGTCTGTGCGTAATCTTCAGAATCCCTCTGAGTCTGAGAACGACGAACACCCCACCGCATACCTTTTACGCCATAATGTTCAATGAAATCACCTAGAACCTCGCCAACGTCGATCTCATTTTGAAAACTCATTCCGAAACCTCCCATCCAGCCACGCCGGGCTCAAGTACGTTAGAATCTAGTAAACTAAACCAAACAGTTCCTTGGTGTACGACGTGAATCCACTTTGGATAAGCATCTTGGTTGTTCTTTGGCGCCACCCAAGGTTTCGGATTGAATCGACTCTTAACTTTGACAACACAAGCCAAAATCAGTTCATTCGGAATTAGATCCTCATTAGCACCATGGTCGGCACCGGGGTTTTCCTTTTCAGCAAAAGCCCATGCTCGAAGAAGATCGATCGTTGGAAGAATCCACAAGTTTTTCTCAACCCAGGTCCGTGGATCTAAAATGCCTTCTTGCGCGGCGCAAGAGGTAAGTCGATCTTTGATCATTTCAGACTTTACAACAAAAGAATGCGCCAAATACGACATAGATCCACACCTCCGTCCTATTTGAGAACTTCTTTAGACTCGCTTGCGTCGTAAGGCTCGTCGATCTTAAAAGTCACTAGTCCCCGCCAACGGCGAATTTCAACCTGAACGGCAGCCTCTAGACTATCGTCGGTGATTACTGATGTGTCTCGTCCTGGGTTTTCAACATTATTCTCCATGGCGTACCAATACGCTTCGGCAAACCCTGGGCTTCCAGAAATCTTCAAAACATGTTCTTTAGCCCAAAGACTTGGATCAACGGTCGGCCCAAGCATGACCGAAACGCGAGCTGCTGCAGCAGCAACTCGAGATTCAAAATCTAAATCTCGACTAAGAATAACTTGGCTGTATAAAGTCATGAAAGACCCCAATCACCCAGCCCAGTAAGTAGTATTTACCATCCATGCGCCAAAGCCGCCGGTTGGCCCAATTACTGCAAGATTGCCATCAGTTCTAAGTTCCAGCCAACCCATGTATGGCTTCTGCTCTGTATCTCCAGGAAGTGTCGCAGTACACAAGCCGAGAAATGGAATAGTATATGCTGGACGATAATCGAATGGCAAAGTACACACAACTTGCTGCGGGCCAACCGCTGTTTGTCCGTTGACTCTTCCTAAAATATGAACGGTGCCGTCGATAAGCTTTTTGTAGCGAAGTCTCCCAAATGATGCCACATTTGTATCCGTCCACCCGTTTGCAAATGCTGCAAATTTCCAGCTAGAGTCTGATGGGTGAAGCAACCGATCTACATCATCAGCCAACTGCTTGACATCTCTTGGGATGTCGGGAGTATCATCCAAAATCGGATATGATAGTCCTAAACGTGTTTTTGGCATAAAAACTCCTTATGTCCAAGTTACAGGTGGAGTAATCTGCGTGCCAGGCAGAACGGCGGGCCAGTTATCCGTAGTATTCCAAGAATGATGAATTGTTACATCATGCATGGAAGTGGTGTAACGCCAAATATCAGATTGTCCGGTATCCAACACGCCAAAACTTAGACTGTCTGCGCTCGCCCCATTTGCAACCGGCCAAATCACTGAAGAAACTGGACGAAAACCAACGGGCATAGTCAAAAATGTCGAGCTAGTCGCTCCTAAAGCTGTAAGCTTGCCAATTAATGTAACAACATTACCTTGCCTGGACAACCGCAAATGATCATTGACGCTCCAGCCGTTAACCAACATAGAAGACACATCCCTGGCGCCGGTATCACTACCAAGATTCCCAGGTAAACCAAAATCTCCGATCTCTGAGTTTGAATTACGAGTCAAGGACAACACTTGTCCACTGTTCTTAGGGGTAGGAGCATACACATTCCCCTTTAAAGTAAGATCAGTGTCTGAAACAGTAATTCCAACCCAGATAGGAGTTCCTGTTTTATCCAAACGAAGTAAACTTGATTCGTTTCCTTCTAGATTTATGTATACACACAAGCCATCTCTTTTATAACCTTTAAAGACTGCCTGGGGAAAGTAAGAGGAAATAATTTCAAGCGACCCCGTCATGGTTCCGCCATCAGCAGTGACATAACGATGGTCAATATCAATAGGGCCCCATTGCCCAATAGCAGTGGTACCAAGCACTCGATTAATTGGCACATCGTCTGGAATGACAACGTTGCTTAGATCCCCAAGAGTAAAAGAAAGACTTTCCAATGGATCTTTTGCCAAAATATCGCGATACGTTTCAACTGGAGCCCAACCGCCACGCTCTCCCGGAGGGCCCTCGGGCCCTAAAGGACCAGGTGGTCCCGGTTCACCTTTCGGCCCTTGAATGGGACCGACGTCAACCCAACGTGAACCATCCCACATCCATCCATGCAGCGTGTCTTGGAGAATATAGACATCGGTTGGGTTTGCACTAGCAGGAAGAGCCGCTTGGTTTGGTAGGAAACCTTTAATCGAAACGCCAGGTCCAATTGGGCCCGGAGGGCCTTCAGCTGCATATCCAAGAGTATTCCAAGGCGTTGTTCCGTCGCCAACTTTGTATCGTCGACTATCGGTCTCGTATCCTACTTCACCCGCCATTAGGATCGGGTTTTCATCAGCCCACTCTGTGACTGTTCCTCGACGAATGCGAATGACATACATAAAATACCCCCAAACGTCTAAGGAAGAAGATCGCGATAGGTTCTTGGAGAAAATGCTGGCCCAGCAGGACCTTGCGGGCCCATCGGTCCTTGAACTGCACCAAGATCAACCCAAGTTAAGCCGTTCCACATCCAACCATGTAATGTGTCCTGAACAATATAAACATCATTGAGCTCTGCGTTTTCAGGAAGAGCCGCTTGATTTGTTACAAAACCTTTAATGCTTACACCAACGCCAGGCGGGCCCTGTGTTCCGGTGTATGGAAGATCATTCCAAGGCGTAACGCCATTACCAACCTTGTACAGATTGGTGTCTGTAACATATGCCGGCTCGCCATCGCCAAGGATTGGATTTGCAAGCACCCACTGCTGTGTGGTTCCCCTTCGGATGCGAATAACATAAGATTGGTCATAAGACGGGTCATGCGTCATGCTTTAGAATCCTCCCTGTCAATTCACCGTGTCCGCCTCAATCACGCGCCCTCCCCGAAGATGCGGCGGTACAGGTCGGAGCCCGCGACCACGCGGATGGAGGGACCGCAGTCGTCGCCGCTCGGTTCCGGTGCTATCTGCCCCGGCACCTCCTCCCACGGTCGCAGCGCCTCGGGCGTGAGTACCTCTTGCAGGTAGGCGAGGACAGCATCTGCGAGCCACACGCACTGCTCCCAGTCTGGGTGGTAGGGGGTGAGGTACATGGCCGTGGCGATAGCGTCCCTGTCGATCAGCGGGCCAGTGGCATCGCCGTGCAGCGCACCGACCAACTGCCAGGGCGCGAACTCTGACCCGTAGTCCTCACCTGCCATCGTCCTGCTGCGGCTCCAACGCAGCCACACGCTCCTCCAGCGCCTTGAGCCGCCGGATGGCATCCCAGGCGTCGTAACGGGCCTGCGCCAGGGTCTCTGCTGCTGTCTTCGTCTTATTCTCCCCGGTCCAGTCGCTCATGCCGTACTGCCACACATCTGCTGCACTCACGTCGTCCTCCTCTGTATCGTTCGTGACGATGGTGCCACCCTGGTACACCACACCAGGGATCAAGCCGCCCTCCTTGTACCAGTTGCGGCGGTTGAATGCGACGGGCCGGATCGGGTCGCCGTTCGCGCAGCACGCCTCCAGCACGGTATCCCGGTTCAGAACCATGCCGACATGATAGATGCCGTCACGCCCCATGCCGGGACGGACATGCGAGACGTGGCTGAGGAACACCAGCGCACCGGGGGTGTTCCGTGCCTGCTCCAGGCTGATGAGTGTGCCCGCCCTGGCGCAGGCGTCGTACTGAGCGAACGATCCGTCCGTCAGCCGCAGGCTGCTGCTCACCCGGTCGGCGGCGCGACGCACTGCACGCTCCGTGGCCTCACTGCAGTCAATCTGCTTCTCGTGGGGGTCACTCGCTCCAACCTCGGCACCGAAGCGGTAGTGCCACCCCGCGTTCATTATCTCATTCATTGCGGAAAGCACCATGCCACTAGTTACGTCACCCATAAGCCAAGCCTCCTTTATTGCAAGTACAACCAAAGCATTACTAAAATATTTAATGATAAAAGGGTAAGCATCAACCATGCCAATTGTTTGTCTGTCATTAATATTCCCAAATCGCTTCAGCCGCTTTACTGCAATGCGCCCAACCGTCATGTGCTCCTTTATCATCAACCGGCCAGTCACATAAAAACTTTTCGCCCTTCACTATGATGGCGGAAGAGCATCGATCTAGCCCTATTTTGACAATCGCTTTGCTTCCAAGCTCATGGCGAGTTGTTTCCACGCCAATGTCAAACCCTTCATGATAAAGACAAAGCTCCCAGGTGGTTCCAGTGGTTCGACATCCACAACCATAAGCAGTTAATCCACATAAGATCTGCGAAACGGGGTTTAACCTTATACTAGTAATCGTAGAATCATTAGGAGTCGTCATGCTCTGTCACCAGCACTGATGAATCATCGAATGATTTATCCACTGTTATAGGGGTGTATAGTTCTCGCTCAACCATGTCAATACGAGCTGTCAGGTTTACAATGTCCCTGAAGGCGAATGTCTTGACCGCCTCCAGTTCTCCCTCCAACCAAGCGACCTTGGATTCCAGCGTGAACACGGCGGAGTCGGCGGCAAGACCCGTGGGTCCAGGGGGTCCAGGGAGCCCTCTCTTGCCCCGCTTGCCCCGCTTGCCGCGCTTCACCGGGCACCGTCCTTGCACGCGCCGCACAGGTGCGGACCCCCGTACGGAATGTCCCAGTCCGTCTCGCGGGCGAGCCGTGACACCTCATCGCGCTGAAGCCACCGCTCGTCCGTGTCGGCCAGCGACCGAGAGCACTGGTCACAGGCGATCCTGTACACCGTCTCTGCTTGGATCATCCCTCACCATTCCTGTCTATCGTCACCATAGAGCACAGGTGTGTCGTCGAAGTCATCCTCCCGCTGCGCGACACGCCATTTGCGGTTTTCACGCATCTGAGCGAGCGTGGCAAACGTGATCGCCAGACCGGCAAGCCACGTCACATCGCTGCCGCCGTACCTGCCGACGCTCAGGAACGCCAAGACGGTGAGGAACAGTGCCAGCGCCTCGTACATCTCACTCACCGGGCACCTTCTCAGAGGACAGACACACATTACATATTTGCGGAACCGTTCCTGCACGAGCACGAGCCTGACGACAAACTGCACACACGCGAGAACCTCGCGGCGGTTGAAACAGCATTAACATAACCTCACGAACGGCACTCTCATCGTTGCTCTGCTGCATCACCCACGATGCGGCACGAATTTCCTGTGCTCTCGTGTTCTCCTGGCCTGGAATCTGGCGAGTAAGATACGGATATGTGTCAGGCATGACTCCTCCGTTGCTTTCTTGTACGTTCCTTTGCCGCACGAGAAGCTTCACGACACACATCACACCGGCAACTCCAGTAGACATATGATGCTTCTCCGTGAATAATATTATCTGGAATCTTCCGATTACGATTTCTACGCAGCACATACCTTCGTTGGTCCATGTATGTCTTTTTACATGCCGTGCATCTACATCCGCGCCGATAGTCTTTAGCGATATGATCGTTAGACATCAAGATTGAGCCTCGTCGTTGTCTCCCACTTCGTCTTTGAATCTACGTCGAAGTGGACGATGCAGATCATGATGCCACTCAATAACACTGGTAGCAATCCACGAACCAAGGCACACAAGCCCCGCGGCAAGACATGCCGTCGCTGCCGTTGCATCACCAGAACGAAGATAAATGGCGGCACCAGCCATCAGGAGGATAGACGCAACTAACAACAAGGGCCAAGACCGCACCCAGCGACGGTCCTCCTCGGTGCCAGTCATCCCCTACCCCCAACCACTTCGTCCCAAAAAGCCTGAACTCCAGCCAAAATATCTAGGTCAGTGATCTTTGATGACGGAACAACAAGAGCCGGATCATACTGAGCAGCATGCAAAGGAGCAAGTCTAGTCACCATTTGCTCTTCCAAATTATGAATGTCCGCAAAAACCGCATCCCAAGATGGGGTAATTCCCTCTTTACACGCTTCCTCGAGTAGACAAACTCGAACCCTTGTGCGGTAAGGACCATCCCCAATCAATCGAGCCTGGTTCTCATATGACATGCGTCCTCCTAGGTGTAGGTATAAGTCAATCCAGTCCACTGAATCGTTGTCGACCAACTACCTCCCGAATATGGCCGCCACTCAGTCCATGTCGAGTTATCGCCACCAGTCCGCATCGCCAATGTATGGGCCCCAGCCGAAACGCGATAAGAACATGAAATCGTGTTTGCGCCGCCATTTTGGGACAAACTTGCACTCGCGACATCTACGCCGTCAATGATCAACGTTCCGATTCCATTACGACCAGAATATCCATGTGCCCAGAACGTCACCCCGGTGATCGTTCCAGATACCGGCATTGTGAATGACCCTGCCGACAGAGTCTTCCTAGTGCCAGACGTGTTTCCGCTACCGCTTCCAGCTCCCGGCCCGGTTAGACTTCCGTTCTGAACAGGAGGAGCACTTGCCGCTAGCGTTGTAGCCGTAGCAGTTGCAGCTGGACTCTGCTTACCATCAATAGTATAAGCAATCAATCGGTATCCATACTGGGTAGATGGAGACAAACCAGAATGCACTACTGATAGCCCTGAACCGGAATAAATAAGCGGTCCGCCAGTCTCGGTACTAGAAACTGGCGGGTTTGGAGAATTATAGCGAAGAGCATAGCCTGCCAAACTTCCAGGCGCAGCTGGGGCAGCCCAAGACAAAGTAATCTGTGACGATGAATTAGCCAAAGCTACCAGATTACGAGGAACACCAGGAACGACGGTAGCTACAGATGGAGCGTCCCGCGGCGCCCACGTCGAACCGTCTGGTGAATACCACAATCTTTGGATTACCACCTTACCTCCTTCTGTCCGGTAAACCGGCAGCAGCGGATCAGACCATCCGGAACCCTGCCATGCGCGAAGCATAGGTAGAGGCATATCAGCCTGCCCAATAAGTAATATTGATCATCCACGTCGTGGCGGCGCCTGTTGGCCCGAGTATCGCGAGGTTCCCGTCGGTTCTAACCTCGTACCAGCCGAGGCTGCTGGCTGCGGTGCTCAGGCCCGAGCCGGGTGCGGTGAACGGTGGACGATACCCGACGGGCAGGTTCGTGGCGATCTGGGCACTACCCGTGGATGTCGTCCCCGAGAGACGACCCGTGATATGCACCATCCCGCCAGGTAGTTTCCGATACCGCAACCGCCCCGACGTGCTCACGTTGGCGTCCGTGTACCCGTTCAGCAGAGTCGGGTACCGCCAATCCGCGTCCCAGTCGAGGACGTGATCATCGGGATCGACCCAAAGATCACCAACCGCCCTTGGTGCTGGCTCTGTAGTATTGACCTGAGCAAATGACTGTGGACCAGGAAGACCTTCTCCGGGAGGACCTTCAGGTCCTTGAGGCCCCGGCGGTCCCTGCGGGCCTTCTAACCCAATATCATTAGCCTGCCACTCAGAAAGCGTCTCATCAAAGGTGAGAGCCTGCCCTTGGGTTGCGCCGGAAACACTTACATCAACCAAACCGCCAAGAGGTACAACAGGGCCAGGATCGCCCTTAGGACCCTTGATGTTGCCCGTCTTTGTCCATGCCATTGTCTACGCCAATCTGTACACATCACCAGTGTCAGTGTCAAGATATAGGTCTCCTGGCGCCGAATTGGCGACGGTTGTCGGAACACCAGCGCCGGTAAACCACGCTGATCCACGTGCACCTTGAGCGCCAGGGCTACCCTGTTCACCCTGGGCGCCGGCCGCGCCTTTCAACACCGTGCCCGTCGAAGGCCAAGCATCGTTTGCCTTTGGACCATAAAGCGTGCCGGTAGCAGTATCAAAGAAATAATCAGAGTTTACACCAGTAGCTGGCTGCGGAACACCAACGCTAGAGTAAATAACTGATCCATGAGTCCCAGGCGTTCCAGGATTACCCTGCGGTCCCTGAGTTCCGGGCGTTCCAGCAGGTCCGGCTGGTCCTTGTGGCCCTTGAACATGGCCAAGAAGATCATAACCTGCCGCTCCTCCTAGGCTATTACCTTTGGAGACATACATGTTGCCATCGGCTGTGACAAAGTGAATGTCTCCTGCTAGTGAATCAGCTGGAAGGTCGGCAACCGTAGCCACCACACCAAGAATATGCAGACCAGCGCCAGCCGGGCCCTGAATTCCCTGGGGTCCTTGAGCTCCATCGGCTCCTGGCGGGCCTTGTACGCCTGGCGTTCCTGGATCACCCTTAGGACCCGTTCCACCCTGAGGTCCTTCGGGGCCGACTGGGCCTTGCGGCCCAATACCACCGGTCGCTCCTGTATCACCTTTAGGCCCTCTAATGTTGCCGGCCTTCGACCATGCCATACTAAATACCTCCTGGAATTATCCCAACGGAAACCTGATTTACATAAATGTCTCCATTATCAGTATTAATATAATAGTCGTACTGATCTCCAATAGCCGGGCTTGGCACAACCGTTCCCCAATACCAAAGTGAAGCATCTCCTGGTGGACCTTGCGGCCCAACGGGCCCTTGTGGCCCGGGAATCATAGAAGCAGGCCCTTCGGGGCCCGGCGGCCCCATTGGTCCCTCTGGTCCAGGAGGACCTTGCGAGCTTGCACCAGGATCTACTGGCCCCCACATTCCGGTTGCGGTCGTTCCTAGAATTTTACCAACAGGAGTATTAGCGGGTGCCGAAACATTTCCAAGGTCGTTAAGTACGATTGGCGGCACATCTGTCAAATATGCCTGAATTCGCATGACTGTACCAACAACGGGTGCTTGTGTTCCCCCGACCGTGTCTGTTCGAATAATTCCTACCGTCCAGTATCCACCTTTATCAACAGGATCAGCTAATAGCATGTATCTTGTGAACATTGGCGAAACATCTGAATCTTCGGTTATGACCAGAGAGTCGGCCAGATTGAGCAATCCGATATTACGAACTATACCATCATTGTCAGTGCTGCTAATAGCAAGAACTTTGGGCTGATTTCCAGATCCACTTATGGCGTAACGCCCAGGACCAGGATCGACTGTTGTGTTAGTTCCACCGTAAATATACTTTACAGAAGATGTGACACCAGGTCCTGAAGGGCCTGGATCGCCTTGTGGACCGATTGGGCCTGGATCGCCTGGTAGCCCTTGAGGGCCGCGAATGGGTCCAACATCTATCCAAGAAGAACTCTCCCACACATAACAATGACCGGTTTCTTCAACAATCCACATGTCTCCAGGAGAAGCGACATCTGGAAGATCTCCCACAGAAGAAACAACACCAAGCAGCGTAACCCCAGAACCAGGATCGCCTTTAGGCCCCTGTGGACCAGGAACGGTTGAGTCGGCGCCAGCAGGTCCAGGTGGTCCCGGATCTCCTTTAGCCCCGGCAAGAACAACATCAACATTTAAATCTGTTGATTCGGGGGAAACAATAACCGGTTTAGATGAATCACCAACAATAGCAATGTCTTTAACCTCTGAAGAAACAACCACAACTTGGCGTGAATCTTCAACAACACTTATGCCTTGAGACTCCGGAGAGACAACCACGCTTTCGGATGAGTTTTCAATAATGATCGAATCTTCAACTACAGTTGTGTCTTTAGTATCTGGCGAAACAACCACACATTTTGATTCGTTTGCAACAACAACATTAATAGCTGTGGTCATCTAGTAACCTCCTTAACAACGGAGATTGTCCCACTCAAATAGGTACGAACAACAGAACCGTTTGTTGCCTGTAGATCATAGACATAAAGATTGTCTAGCAGTGTCGTCTGCTCAGAGCTTAAAGAGATGAGAACTCTTCCACTAGTCGGCTCTGGAACATTGCAATCCATTGAAATTAGTGGGGTTGCCTCTTCGTCAGCCGGAGCTCTTCGGATCTGAGACTCAAAAGTAATCCCAGTCAAATCAATAGGGTTTCCATCAGAATCCCTAAAAGTCAGAGGAATCATGACGGTATCGCCTTGATAGATCTTGATGTCCAGAGCACCCGGAAGATACTCTACGTTAGCCATTTGTCACCCCCATCCATCCGCAAGCAAACGTCTCTGAATAGTAGCCTCCGTCGCTTGCGCTTCGTCGGAAAGCTCAGAGACGCGTTCTGCGACAGAAGAACTAACGAAAGCCTGTTCCGCTGTTGGGCTAACCCAGCGGACGGACTCTCGGTTAGTGCTCAAACGCCATTCTAGCTCTTTCAACTGATTCTCAACTGCTGAAATAGTGAACGACGTTGTCGGAGGATCGAATAGAATGCGAACCCGAAGGAAGACGTATGTCTTTACTGCATTGTAAATGTTTGTGTCTGGATCAACAAGCTCATCCCAAGTAGTCGAACTATCAACGACATGGATTCCACCCTCAGGACCGATCCCAAGCTGGTCGACAACCATAAGCGCAGCATTGAGATGCATAATAATATCAGGATCAAACACTGTGTGATCCTCGGCCAGACCGAGAACCTTCTTAACGCTTGTAAGAATGCTTTCACTCATGGCTATCACCTCCCTAGTTTCTACCAAAGCTTAGTGTCGCCAGCTTTCCTCGCAACGTAAGGTTTGCGAAGAAGACTCTGATCTCCATAGTGAATCGCATTGTGTGTTCTATGGGTCGTCGTGATTAAGAACTCAGGATCAAGAACCGACTCATCACCATCGATGATGTGTTTCACAGTCATCGGATTCATATGATGAATATAGATCCGATCATGAATTTCATACCCAAGAACACCAAGATCGCAGCCTCGATCTCTAGAAATAACGTAAGATCGAAGTCGCCTCCACTGATGAGAAGTGTAGAAACGTTGGTTCAACCATCGATCATAGCCGAAAGTAGACTTTCCGACTTCTCCTCGAAGAGCTAGATACTCATACCGGTCCTCAAATGAACTATGAAAAACCAGTTCTGAATATGTTCTAGTCTTCATCGTAGTCTTCTTCGACTTCACGACCAGCGTAGGCACGCATCGCGTCCAAGGCCGTAGCATATAGTTCTTCCACTCTTCTCGCCGAAGCCATCATGTCAGCCTTTGCAGCAAGAACTTCGTTTTCCATTGCGAGCTTCTCCTGCTCGAGCCGCTCTCTTGTAGAACCTAGTCGAAGATAATGTGTAATTACCTGAGCAGTTGCTGTTCCATCTGAAAGTTGCTTCTCAGCAAGATCCGTAGCTAAAGAGACTAGACGATTCTCCATCTCTTCGGGAGTTCTTGCTGGCGGACGACGACTTTTAGCAGGCTCTTCACGCCTTTGTCGAGACGCCACAATCACTCCTCCCCTCGTCAAACAGACTTTTGATACAGTCTCAAAGCCTCCCGCCAACTTTTGATCCCCTAAAATATCCCCCGGAGCAAAATATGGG